TAAAATTTTACCCTTTTTGTACGTGTTAATAGTACGGATGTCCTGGTTGCACACTGCTAATGGTTAACTACGTTGCATCATTCCGAAGGAGAAAGGGGGTCTCGTACAAAAAGGGTAAAATTTTCATTGGTAGTGGTAAAGGTGTACTATTAGTAGTACAGGCATACTGCTAGTACGTACAAAAAGGGTAAAATTTTAATTTCGGTGCTATAAAGATAAAAAGGGGGGTCAAGTCCGACTTTTCGGCCAAAGTCCGACCTCCGCACCCAACTCATGAAAAAAACACCCGCCTACAACTCACTCTTCCGTTTCGTCCCAGGAATCGATGGGCTGTCTACCCTGGAGCTAAGGAAACATCTGTACTACCGTGGAGCACCCTGTACACACGGTCACGTCATCAGAGATGTGAACGATCACTGGTGCTACCACTGCGTCCAGAAGATCGTCAGCAACGTCTGTGGGTTCGACATCAACTACTTCCACGTCGATTACAAGGTCAAGTACGAGACCCTCTGGAAGCGCCTCCAGATCGGCTCCTTCAGCGACTGTTGGGACAAGCAGGAGATAAAGCCACGCTTCTGCTTCCCCTCCTACAGGTCCTCCTGGAGCAAGCAGAAATCAGAGAACGTATGTACTCATAAGTTGGTGTACCAGTGCGCCTGGGGAGACGTTGGTTCCCTTACGGTCAAGCGATTGTGTGCAAATCCTGACTGTCTCAATCCTCTCCATATGGTCTCAAAATGGAACAACAATGTCCCTCCTGATCGGATAACACCTTTCTTCACGACGTTTGAGTACGCAAAACTTGCTCATGCTGCGTCTCGTGAGACTCAAGGGTTTGCACTTGATGTACCAACCCAACTTCAATTTAAAAAATCAATTACCTACCCAACTTTGGTGGAGTATCCCGAAGAGTAAAATAGAAAAAAAGATAAAAATAGATGGCTCGTTATAGCAATCAAGTTGGCTTAGCACAAAGAGCACGTACTCGAAACAACCCTTTGTTTCTTGGTACGTTTTCTGAAACATCTTTACGTTATCTCCAGGGGACCCTAGAAGCTACTTACTACGTTCAAAAAGATGGCTGGGGTGGTGGTACTTACAACCATTGGTTCTCTGTTGAAATTACTAGTCCTGCTTGGATTATTTTGTCAAAAGATGGGGATCGTTCTAAGTATGTTCAGATTTCTTTCTATGACCTAAATCAAGTTCCTATTCAAGGAAGGTCAATCTTCCAGGCTGATAGTGTACGTGGAGATTTCTTTTATGACGCAGAGGATGAGGTTTATCATCCTTATGTTGGTCATGCAATGGGTGCTCAGTCTGATCTTTACAACACTTTTAATCAATACCGACTTGATAAAGGAGATGATCGCTACTATCCCCTGGGGGCTGGTAAGTATTTAATTTGTGTCTCCAGTACTCGCAACGAACCTCTTGATTACAACGTTGGTGTTGTAATTGAGTTTCCTACTGAAGACTTATTTATTCTTTTAGAAGATCCAGATGGTAGCTTCCTTTGTTTAGAGGATGGTATTGATACAGCTAATACGGTTGAAATTGGACCTACTTTTTCTGTTAATTACACTCTTCCTACTGGTTTTAATGGTTTCACTGAAACACTTGCAACAATTGCATTTGGTGTGACTGTTGAGATTCCCCCTGGATCTACTTGGTTAATCGGCGAGGTTGTTCCACCAGCACAGGAGCCTCAGGATAAATTCCTTCTAGATCCTTCTCCTACTTATGACTTTAACTCTATTCATGAACACTCGCTAACGGAATGGCGTGAAGCATGGGAGCGTGAACACCAAGATACGGATAAGTTCCCGGACGTATTCATACCTCTTGTTACTCGTCAATAAGTTGTTAAACTATTTTCAATAGAAAGAAACTAATGACTACTCTTGTAGCTAACGTACCGCCTGTTAAAGTCTGGGTGAGAAATGAATATTTATATGATTTTCAGAAAGGACACGGAGAATATTCTCCTGGTTACTGGGTAACTTGTAAATCTCTTACCGGTAGAGCACTGTATTTTGAAACTTATTTAACTCAGCATGCTTGTTTATACGATAAGTTACCAATCAGTGCTTTTCTGTCTTGGAACTCAGATAATCCAGATAAACCTATTGCACCAACTCCTGATCTTCCGTTAACCGATCTTCAGTATTGGAATGGTTTTGACCATGGCTTAACTGTTATTGAAAAGAATTTAATCTTCAATATGCGTTTTGAGGTGCTGACAAGAGAGCATGGTGTAATGCAGGGCACATATTTATTTACAATTGACAACTACCATCCACATCGTAACGAACCTGATTTTTATTTCTCGGAGTTTCCAGATGAACACAAATCTCACAACATTGTGGCTTTGGACAACGGCCAAATTGGGGCTTATCCTAATAATCGCTGTCGAATGGTTGACCCATCACTGACCTTCCATGATCTCAAGACGCCTGATTTTAAAGTATCTACTCGTTACTACGACGTTGAGTGTGTGCCTAAGTGGGGTCGTCTTGGAGAACAAGACGATTACTTTTGGAAAACTCCAGTAGAGAAGGAAGATGAGCAGGTGTCCCAGGCCAAAGAAAAAGCTGGTAACAAAACGATTACCGAACAACTGGCTATTCAAGATGAGGCTAGTTCCTTATCTACGAAACAATGCGGAGACGATATGGCTTGCCTCATTAGCCACTGGAAAGAGTATGCGCCAGATCAACGACTGGCTGGAGAAGCGTGGGAGGAGAACATGCGTAAGGCGCTTGGGACTAAATTTGACCGGTAAAGTTACTCTCCATTATTACCGCACTGTTATTGATACTCTTCGCCAATGGTGTGAAGAGTTGGCACCAGGGGATATGATTGCTTTCCGTTGTGAGAGTGCCAATCCTGATAAGCAGTATCGAGTGTGGGGTAAATGGCTGGCACGTAAAGACGCTCAGTATCAGTGGACTGGAAATTCAGAACTAAAGTGTTACACTTTTTATAAACAAAGGTACGTAGAATAAAAGAAGAGTTACTGAATACTCATGCATAAACTTAATGAATACCTAGAAGTTGCTCTTGCTATTCATGCAGCAGCATCTGCTATTTGCGCCTTGACCCCAACTCCTGCCGATGACAAGATTGTTGGTAAGGCTTACAAAGTGATTGAAATGCTTGGTCTTGTTATTGGTCGCGCCAAACAACGTTGATTATTCAACCGGTTGAAACCAGAACACAACACCGCCTTCACGTTCAGCCCAATCTCTTGTTGCGTACGCTTCTTCTTTTGGAAGTGTTACGCATTTTTTTTCATCTCCTACTTCCCAGCAGATATTTACTTTAATAGGTGGATTTCTTTTTACTTTCATTTGTTTGTAAGAATTGCCCATCCAGTACTTGGTCCATCAACTTCCCAGCGACGCAACCAATTTTTGCGTGAATACTTAATTCCGCTACCGGCTTTGGATTTGGTTGAGATATATCCACCGTTTACCATGTCACATTCTCCATAGGGATCATTATGAACAAAGTGTGTTGGTGTGAATCCACGAACTACTGTCCAATGTCCGCCACCTGTTGGCCTGCTTACATTCCCGTGATGTAACCAGCCAACAGCAACAGGTCTACCATTGCGAATTTCATTTTCAAGAACAGCAGAGTTTCCATTAGTGACAAATCTTGCTGTTAGTCCCAGGTGCCTGAGTGTTTTTAACTGGACAGTGTTATCAGTTGTATCACCAAACTTTTTACGAATGCTGTTGTACTCGTCATCTGAGCCGATTAAACCGTAATAAGCGGCAATCATTGCACAAGATGACGAGAAACATTCCCGATAACCAGTGCCACTTGAGTTATCTAGTTGATAGAAGTAAGGAACAACTAAAGATTTTTCTGTGACAACACCAGGTTTGCTTGGGACTGTACCAAGCTCTCGATCCATGATCTGAATTAGTTTAGTTGCATAGTCAGGATCTGTCGCATAACGTTCTGTTACAAGAAGCTGTGCACATTCATTCCTGTCACTAGCACGATTAACACCTTTGAAATTTTTATAGTCTTTGTACCAGCGATCAACAAGGTACTGTATACAGGTTTGAATGGTTGGAAAATCAATAAAGCTTGCTGTAATTTCAATCCAGCGATCATTAATAAATTCTTTAGTTCCTACTGCACTTCCTGTTCCTTTCAAGCCAAAGAAATTGTTTTTACCTGAGGTGTGTTTTCCGTATCCTGATTCAAGTGCCCATTGAGCAGCAACAACTTCTGGAAATTTTGCACCAGCTTTACGTGCAGCTCCTAAGATTCCTACCCAATCATTTGTTACCGTTTCTTTAGGTGCATTTTTTTCTTCTCGATATAGACGTGCAAATTCAGCTTTTTGTTCTGGACTTAGTTGCTTATCTAACCACACAAAAGAATCTACCTGGTGCGGCAGACCTTTAAAATAACGCACAGCATCCAGCACATTAATAGTCATATTCTCTTGTGCCAAGTTATTACTACTATAAAATGACCAATAAAAAATGCGGCCCTTATGGACCGCACTTGATTATGTGTTAGTGATTACCAGGGGACACCTGCTTGCTTGGTGGGATGAGCTTGTTCATCCAGTTGGGCCTGGAGAGCAGCTTCAATTTCAGTAACTTTGTCGTTACCGAGAGCTTCTTTTACCCAAGAGATGACCAGGTCTTCAGTCAAATCTGAGTATGGAATGAGATTCTCTGGGCGCTGGAAACCAATACTTCCATATGCTCCCGCACTGTAAGCCTCATTTTTGGAATCAATTGTATAGTGAGCGGTAAAAACGTAACCGTCACTCGTTTCCCTCTCGAGCTGAGCAATGTGCCAGGTGGTTGTGGTAGCCATAGAAAAACAAAATCTCTGTATAAGTATAACTTAAATACAAGTGGGTTACACTACTCGGTCAGCCCCGGCGCGTTAAGGGTTTCTGCGTCTGGCGGTACGGTATTCAGTACATACTGGGAAATGACCCGATAACAACCGAGTGCTTCTTCCATGTCTTGCCCGCCGTTAACAAGATCTACTGCGGCGGTCAGCACAGCCTTTTGTTGTTCAGTCATAGATCTTTAATACGTTCCAGAAGATCTTCACATGCAGCAATAAATTCGTTTCGATTCATTTCCAGGCCAAATGTCCCTGGTTCTGCATACATATCAAACAGATCATTGAGAAGATCGTCAATAGGATCGTTCATAACAATTCCTAACTACTTTCTAATTTTAACCAAATTAGGAGTTCCCGAGCGGTAATAGTTTTTAGGTTTGTACCAAGATTTATAGCTTTTAATCCTGATCGGTAACGTCAAAGACTACAGCCCGTGACAGGCCAGTAAATTGCAGCAGTAATCAGCAACATGAAAACTGTCACAACAATAAAGATGGACCAATAAATAAAGAAGGGCATTAGAGCAAGTGGTTACCGGTTTTGTTCGATCTTTATTTGACCCAATACTTCCCTCAATAGTCGATGCACCTCGCCAGCATCATCAACAAACTCACCTTTGTAGTAGAAGCCTTCTTCGGTGAACTTGGCGATTTCGTCGGTGCCTTTTGTGTTGAAGATGATGGAAGGAGGTGGTACGTCAAACTTCTCGACGAAAAGATTTCCTGTGGGAGCCGCAAGAACATCTTTGCTGTAATCTTGTTCGGTCATGATCTCCAGGGGATTGTGGCCAGGGGCAGGAGGTGACACTCGCTGCCCCTACCACATTACACGACGCTAGACCATTTTGGTAAGGTCAACAAAATGGTTGCTCAAAAATAAGTCTGGCTGAGCAAAAATGCATCCGCCAGACTCGATTTGCTCAAAAACAATAACGACATAAACTAAGGAAACTGACGGCGATATTCTTCAAGCCATTCTTCGCCCATCAACTCTACCAACTCTTTACGGGTGAGATTGTGTATCCATTCAAGACATGCCTTGAATCGCCGCTCATTTTCTTCTGGTGTAACTTCGTCAGTCATAGTAGTGAAGGGGACTATTGCGCCTTACCAAGTAGACAAGGCAGCTCGCTTCCAAGTGTTTGTTGCAGTGCAGACGTAGATATAGTTGGCATCCCAGCAAATCTCACCAGCGGATCCGGTATCGGTTGCAGATGCTGGTGTCTTAGCAGTGGCAATGCGAATACGGTTATCGTTGACCTGGAAAAGCGATCCGCCAGTATTAGTAGACGTGCCCACTAAGAGCCGACCCGAGCTGTCGATGCGGGCGCGTTCGGTCGGCGCAACATCTGTAGTCAGGTCACGAACAGCAAACACCAAGTCCGCTCTGGTTGAGCCAGTGCCTGAAGTAGTTACCGCTGCGATAGAAATGGGATGGTATGTGTTGGAAAACGTATAGCCAAGACCAATTTGAGAGATGTTACCCGCAGAACCGTTGTTATCAATCAGAAGACCAGTAGATGCTTTTGCGCCAAGAGTACTGACATTACCAGGATAAGAAGTTAGCAGCGAACCAGGGCTCGCAGTGCCAATCCCTACTCGCTGTGACGTGTCAATAGTTACAGCGCGTGTATTTCCATTAGAGGCCAACACTAAATTAGCTTCAGCACGAACTAATCCATCTGCAGTGGATGAACCAGAAAGCCACGAGGAGCCAGCCGTACCAACGTAAAGAGCTTGTGTCCCAGAGCGGAAAAATGCTGCACCACCTCCGCCAGCATTTGTCGTATTGACGTAAAGTGGTTGATAGCTTGAACCGACAATATGCAGTTGACTGTTGGCATCGGGCGAACTAGTCCCTATGCCAACGAGCCCTGCCGAGGTGATGCGGATTCGACTACTGCCTGCAGTAACAAGGTTTAATGGATCAGATGTAAGCGTTCCAAGTGCAGCCTCACCACCCGTATTGCCCGCATAGATTTGGACTGCGCTGGCCGTTCCGGTTTTTACAAGGAATCCATTGTTTCCTGTAGTGGTAACGCTTGCCGCATAGGTTCCTTCAGCGGCGCCCATTCCTACGCGCCCACTCGCATCAACGAACAGCCTGCCAGACCCATTAGTGCTGATGGCTACGTTATTTGCGGAAGGTAGATAAACCCCGTTTGTGGGGACTGTGCTACCAGTGGGAATAAATGCTGCGGCAGTAGAGTTTCCAGTAAAAGTTCCAGAAGCAACTGTAAGGGTTGTACCAGTAATCGTGGTACCAGTTACAGTAGTAAATCCTGCGCTTCCACCGGTAACCGTTGTAAAGTTACCAACGTTACCCGTAACAGTAGTACCAGAAACAGTAACAAAATTTGCCGTGGTACCAGTGACGGTCGTCCCGGTGACAGTAGTAAATCCTGCAGTGTTACCTGTGATGGTACCGAATTGACCTGCCGTACCAGTAACGGTTGCACCAGAAACTGTGGTACCACCGCGAATCACGTTACCAGAAATCGTTCCAGTAGCCGTGATATTTCCAGAAATAGAAGCAACAATTCCAGAAACAGAAATAGTTTGATCTACGCCAGCATTAGTGAACGTAACTTGATCAACTTTGATGATACCGTACGGCATTTTTCTCTACAAAATCTTTATTTAATTGTAACTCAGGGCAAGATAATTAAAGGCCCTTGAATTACAAAGCCACTGGTACTGCCAGACACAACTCCTGAACACACAATTGCTGCTGTAGCACCAGAAGGCGTGGTTACATGTAACGTACTTCCAGTGATATTTGTAAATAACCCTGCGTTACCAGTGACAGTCGTACCAGACACCGTAACAAAGTTTGCGGTAGTTCCAGTGACGGTCGTGCCTGTAACCGTAGTAAAACCGGCGGTTCCACCTGTTACAGAAGTAAATTGACCAGTAGTACCAGTAATAGTTTGGCCTGAAATAGTTCCTGTAACACTTAAACCGGAACTAATAAACCCTGAACCAAGGGTAAACGTGTTACCAGAAAAGGTTAAGTTGCCGCCAAATGCCTGGTTAACTGCAGTAAGAAACTGGAAAACACCCGAAGTTGCGTTAATAATATTTCCAGTTACAGTTGCTCCTGATACATTTGTAAACACTCCGGAAATTCCGGATAGTTGCGTAAACCTTCCGACATTTCCGGTAATAGTTGCGCCTGAAATTTGTGTTGTAAAAACACCAGAAACAAAATTAGCCGTGGTCCCGGTAACAGTTGTGCCTGTAATTGTGGTAAATCCTGCTCCGCCACCCGTAATATTCGTGAACTGACCCGTGTTGCCAGTAATAGTCGCACCAGAGATTTGGTCTGTAAAAACACCACTGATTCCAGTGACAGTACTAAAGCGTCCAGTATTACCAGTAATCGTAGTTCCGCTGAGATTTACAAAGTTGCCAGAAGTAAAGTTTGCTGTCGTACCAGTGATGGTAGTTCCACTTAAGGTGCCAGTAACATTGACTCCAGAAGTAAAGAATCCTGATCCAAGAACCGAAAGATTCCCAGAAACAGTTAAGTTGTTTTGAACTGTATGACCACTAGTTATAAGAGTTCCAAATGTACCTGTAGTTGCATTAACGCTAGTGCCAGTAATGGTTGCACCAGAAACTTGGCTAGTGAATACACCAGAAACACCAGTGACTGTAGAAGCAAGAAACGTATTACCAGTTACGGTTGCACCTGAGATTTGATCAGTGAAAGTACCAGAGATACCAGTGATGTTTGAGAATTGACCGGTGTTTCCGGTAATGGTTGCACCTGAGATTTGGCTAGTAAAAACTCCCGAAGTTCCAGTAATGTTTGTAAATTGTCCCGTATTTCCGGTAATGGTTTGACCTGACAGGAACGAGGTAAAAACTCCAGTCGCGCCTGTGACACTTGTAAAATTGGCCGTATTTCCTGTTACTGCGGCACCAGAGATTTGGCTAGTGAAAACACCGGAAGAAAAGTTGGCAGTCGTACCAGTAATTGTGGTACCTGTCAAAGTACCAGTAACTGTTACACCAGAAGAAAAGAACGAATTACCAAGCGCAGACAGGGTCCCGGAAACGGTCAGATTTCCCTGAATGTTGTGTCCACTGGCGGTCAGATTTTGGAACGTTGCGTTTGTTGCGTTTACTGTCGTACCAGTAATCGTGACGCCACTTAGGGTTCCACTTACGTTAAGAGTTGTTTGAATGTAAACACCACTAAAGTTGGCAACACCAGTAGAAGTAACAGTGTTGAGAGTGGTAAGACCGGTAACTGTTAATGGTGCGTTGATAGTAAGCGGACCAGTCATGGTCCCGCCACTAAGCGTTAAATATTTTGTATTAAGGTAATTACTAAATTCTGAAAGAGTAATTTTCTTATTCTTTAACGTCGGGTCAACTTCAAACACCCGAACGAGAGTGAGCAGATCTAACTCGCTTAAATCTGCTCCTACAATTGAGGGCAGTTCGGTAATTCTCCTGTTTGCCACTTATAAAAATACGAAGCCTTATAAGTGATTATAAGAGATCTAACCTCTTACTTTACGCGTACTTCAATTCGCGGTAAGTTTTGTGAGGCAAAGTTCCAAGCTGCTGGTACACCATAAACCAAACCACAGGAGACTGCAAAAATAACCAAAAGCTCTGCAATCGTTAGGTTACGGCGAACATAGACAATTTTTTCAGGAATTTGCAACGGCCGATTAATTTCATATGTAACTTTGGGTTTTGATTCTTGAGCCTGCTGTTGAGCGTAATATTGTGCCACAGCTAGTTCACGGGCCTGTTGTTTCATGCGTTCCAGATCTTCAGGAGTGATTTGACTGGGTATGGCACGGCCGTCAAATCGGACGCCCGCTCCACCTGGAATTTGTGACTGCGGCGGCTCTTGACTATTGGTAGGGGCGGAAAAAAGATCTTCCATGAAACAAGCAGATTATCTGTAAAAAGACTAGCATTTAATCAGATTAATTGTTGGTATGACACACGGATTACGGAAAGGACTTGAAGACATTGCTCATGAATTGCAAAGTATTAAGCATATTCTTGCGGCTATGTGGCATGCACGGTACCAAGATGGAGAAACCGACCGTATATCCCCTGAAGTTTACGCAGATGAGTACATTTCTACTGAAGAATGTGCTCGTAGGCTAGGTATTTCAGACCAAACGATTCGTAATTGGATTCTTGCTGGTAAAAAGAATCCTGAAAAAGGCTGGATCTATGGCGTTCACTATATCAATATTGAAGCTACCAAGGGACGCAAACAGACGATCCGTATTCCTTGGAATCGGTTGATTCAAACGTTTATTCGAGACACAAAACCAAGTTATTTAACTTTTTCGGGCAGTGGTGGCAACACTTTATACGATACTTACGCCCGAGATCGGAAAGACGAGCACATCCCAGACCCTACGGTACCTAAAACCCCAGATTTTGATGAAGATTTAAACGAGGAGGGTTGATGAAGAACCGTTTTACCGACCTAGAGATTGGTATCGTAACCTTAAAAAATTATAAAGAAACCTTACCCGAGTCTCTTGCGGTTCAAGTCGAGATGTTTCTGCCCCCATCCGGCTCTTTTGATGACCCGACCTTACGTAGATACCTAGAAAACTTAAAAAACTATGAAGAAGAGGACCCAAGTTTTGCAATGACCCTGGCAAACAGGTTACGAATGGCGTTTCAGGATATGACACCCGATACAATCTGTGGAAAATTCCCTAATGCAGACCTTCCTTTAAAAAGAAGATTACGTTGCGTAGCGGAATACCTCATCAGGGCTGGAGAATTTGACAAGATGAGGGACGAAAACGGTAAATTACTAAAGAAACGCGGTGTTCTTGGTAAGTTGGTTGTCATTTACCAACCATTACCCAAGATGCGTGATACACTTATTCGTCAGGGACTAATAAAAAAATGAATCGACGTGAAAAATTAATTGCTTCTGTGATTGGTCCAGAGCTGGAAGAAGATAAAGCGAAGATGCTGGATACAACTCTCCGTTTAATTCTTGGAGATATGGGCGGTATGTTTGCAAAGTTTTGGGAAACGGAAGGACCTGGGGTTATGTGTTTCCAGCCGCAGCAAGTAGAACGTTCTATGTTCTATTTGACGCTTAAGGAGCTTCACGCTGCACAAGAAGAGTGTGAACGCGAGAATAATGGTGACCTAGCTGAGACTTTCAGGCGTATTCTTAATGCTGCACAAAAGATTGATCCAGAAGAAAAAGCTGGTTACGTCTTAAACGATCAAGATGGTATTCGCTATTTGGAAATAGCATATGACCAAGCTAAAGATGGAGTGATTAAAGACTGATGCCTGGTTTTCTCGGTAACAAAAAAGTTGAAAATTATGAATGGATCAGCAATCGTGACATGATTGACTCCGCCCATTTACTTATGGGAGGTATTGATCTTGATCCAGCAAGTTCAGCAAAAGCAAATGAGTATGTCAATGCAAAAAAGTTCTATACACCTAAGGAGGATGGTTTAAACGAGATGGAGTGGTACGGAAATGTGTACGTATTTCCTCCACGTCATTCGTATTTTTGGCATGAAAAGTCCCAGCGGTGGAAGATGACTAGAGGTTTATCTCCCACGTTGACTTCCGCTTATGCACTTTGGTGGCGGGCTTTGAAAAGAAAGTGGCTTTCTGGTGAAATTGAACAAGGTGTTTATTTTGCTAATGCACCTGATATGTTCTTGTATTGCCAGGACATTTTTGATCATCCGGTCTGTATCTTAAAGACAAGGCCGATGCTGCATCAACATTTCATTAACACAGGTGAAATCAAAGTGAGGAACACGTGTGCCTCTTTTGTTGTATATCTTCAACCCAAAACAAACGTGACGGAAGCTACGGAAAATTTTGTTGAGATTTACAGTCCCAAGGGCCGCGTTCTTGTTTAAGTAGGCTACACTTTGAAAGCTTAGTTGATGTTATGAGCATTCTTTCAGACAAAGAAATCAAGCAACTTGCTCTTGAACAGGGGATGATTCAGCCGTTCCAGGATCGGTTGATTAATGAGCAAGATGGTCGCCGCTTGTTGAGCTACGGGTTGAGTTCGTATGGATACGACATCCGGCTCTCGGCTAAACAATGTTTAATTTTTGGTCGTACACAGTCAGGAGATTGTGATCCTAAAGCATTTGATGCAAATATTCTCAAGCCAGCCGAATTACTGGAAGATGAAAAGGGCCAGTATTTCCTACTTCCCCCTTTTGGCTACTGCCTGGGCGTCGCAGAAGAGTATCTGGATCTCCCTAAAGATGTGACTGTAGTTGCAGTTGGGAAAAGTACGTATGCCCGATCGGGAATTATGGCGAATATAACGCCAGCGGAAAGCATGTGGCGCGGACACTTAACTCTTGAGATCAGTAATTGCACCGCTCTCTTTAATCGTATTTATGCAAATGAAGGTATTTGCCAGTTGCTATTCTTCCGTGGTAATGAGTGTGAAACTGATTACCAAATGAGAAAAGGCAAGTACCAAGACCAAAAGAAGGAAGTTGTATTCAGTCAGGTTTAACTGAATCCTCTAAAAGTACCAGCAGATGGTTGGGGCTTCCGTGCGTAACTGACACCACCAGCTTTACCACCGGAGTCCCCCTGGCTGGGAAGAATTACACCATCAATATTTGCTTCGTTCCTAGGTGTCCTACCACGGATCTGTGGTTCATCAATCGAAGCTCTTTGTTTATATGCACCAGCGGTTTTAGCTGCTGCCATAAACTTGGCAACTCGTTCTTGTTGCCTGACATTTCTTACGTCAGTTTCTTCTGCAATTGCTCGTCCTGTTTCATCAAGACGACGAATATCGGTATCATACGCTTGTTCAGGATTAAGGTCTGTTACCTCAGCTCCAGAGGTACCGGACTGGTTCCTGGGATCGTATGTGGGGTCTAAAAATCTTGCCATGTTATTATTTTACTTGAAGGAATTCAGGCCAAGATATAACAATGATGCACGCTGCGTCATCTATGAGCGACTTCTTAGATAACTTCATTGTTACTAATGATGAAGTAAAAAACAGGTGTTTAAGCCTGATGGATTTTGGTCAGGAGCTGGATAACGAAAAACACGACGTTCCTCTTCAAGACCTTTATAATCGGGGTTTAGTGCTCACTCAAGAAGGTCGTGAGCGCCAGAACCTACAACTTGAAGGAGGAGAGCGATGCGGACTGACGGGGTATATTCCGAGTATGGAAGAAGGGATGAAGATGGGCGCCAATCCGAAGCCCCGGTCTTTAGTCTTGGAACTGGAGGGGATGCCGGAGAGCGAGATCGAATTGTCGAAGAAAAGACGTGGTTTGAGCCGGTAGGTGACGACTTTGTCAGTGATTGCCCAGGGGGAGTGTGTCCTGCCCCCTGGGCAAGTAAGGACAATACTGTTTTTACAATCGAGGAGACTCCTAAGATTGTGGAGGATACCGTAAACCATCCATCGCATTACGTTGAAACAGGTGGAGTTGAATGCATTGAAGCCATTGAAGCCCAGTTAACAACCGAAGAGTACGAAGGATATTTAAGGGGTAACTGCGTCAAATATTTATGGAGATGGAAAAACAAAGGTGGAGTACAAGATTTGAAAAAATGTAAATGGTATTTAGAGCGTTTAATAGAAATAAACGATTCTGAATAATTATTTTGATCTACGGTTGTGTGTGCGTATTGCATGACAACATGCGCACACAACTTGGCATTTTTTAATTTCCTTTAAAACTTCATCTAAAGGTTTAAGCATTCCTTTTGAAATTTCAAAAGATTTTTCTTGGTCTGGAAGATGATCAAACTGTAAAGCTTCTGGATGCTTATCATAACCACAATCAAAACATCCTTTTGACATTTTTAAATCATCGATATATTTTTTGCGTTGTTTTCTTTTGTTTTTATTGTTTTTGCAGTTTAACTCATTTGCTTTTTCTTTGTATTTCTTAAATACTTTTGGAGAATACCAACGCTCTAAATAGTGCCCTTTCTTGTCTACTTTATTTAATAAGTAACACAAAAAATAATAACCATCTTCTCGACGTTCTCCTTGTTTAAACGGCTTGTTTGTTTCTGGATTCAAGCGTTTCATTTTGCTATAAGCACTAAATGCACTATAGCAAAAATCAATGCATTATGTGAAAATATTTAGAAGACTGACATCGGTTCGTCATCATCTTCTTCTTCTTCATCATCGTCATCATCTTGGCACATCATGGCCAATTCCATGAGTTCAAGCTGAGTTGGACAATCAAATTCAAGTTCAATATTTTCGTCTTGAAGGATGTCTTTCACGGCAGCCCACTCAATTAAACGACGTTGATACAGGTTTAAAAGAGCTGCGTAAAGTTGGTCCCAGGTCATTTCCTGAGCTTCAAGTTCAGCTTTACGCATTGCAAACTGCAACTGAAGAGGAAGTTCTAACTCACGGGGCTGCACTGAGTTTTCCATTTCATTCGTTTGGCTTTAAATATTCTAATCCCAAGATTCGAATACTGAATCCTTCCATGGATATTCCCGGCAAAAATCAAAACAGGTTTCTAGATCGTACTGGTTGGCGAATTCAGCCAGTACATAAGGATTGATTTTTTGTTCCAGGGCTTCAACAGCTTTGATTTGATGTTCAGCACCACCAAAGTTTGAAAAAGCTCTCAGTAAGATGCCTCCCGTGGGCGATAAGGAAGAACGTATTTCCGATAAGAAAAGTGACGATTCTTCTCTGCGTCGATCCAGGAGACCACCAACTACTTTGTAATAAGGATCAAAGACCCATTGCGTAATTTGTTCTGCCGCTTCACGCCAATCTTCAATCTCAATTGCATCAATGATGGGGCTATACAAAAATGGTTCCCATCCGATGGAATGCACAAAAGAAATCAACGCATTAAGCATTGACTCATCAAGTCCAAGGTTAAGTCGCATCAATTCATCATTGATGACTTCTACCTCATGGTTCAAATACTCCAATGCTTTGCGTTCTGTGCAGCAGTGTTCTTTTTTTACTGGTGTGCCATCGGGGTAATATTGTGTACCAAACCCAATAGTGTAAGGAGCTATCCCAGTACAAGGATCTGGGTAAGCTTTTTCGCTAAACCCCTCATATTTTTTAATAAGTTTAATTGCCCGCGAAAAATCGGACATGAGAAATAGTTCAGCTATTTCCCATAATAGTCTTAATTAAAACAAACTGTTAGCCTTTGCCTTGCCCACGAGACTTTTTGCGTCCATGAGAAGGTTTAGAGTTTTGTCCTTGTCCTTGTTTTGTTAGCTTAGGACGAGACTCTTTTTTAATTGAAGTGTTACCTTTTACTTTTCCCATTTAGATTACCATTTTACTTTGTTCACCACTTGACGCGATTTGCCCACCAGGCTGCTGACATTTTACCCTTGGCTATATTTTTAGCATGTCGTGCTTGAAAACTTTTTCTCCGATTTGCATATGCTTCCGACTCACCTTCTTTCTTTGGACTTCCTTGAACACCTTGCTGGCCAAAGCGAATGATTTTTTCTTTACCTCCTTCACACGCTTTTACAACGTGTGATTTGGTGGGATGATTAGGTGTCCTTTTAGGCTTGTTGCAAGCCATATCATCTTTAGCTAGCTTAGCCGCTTTTGCTGCTTTTTGATGTTTATCTGACATCAACCAAACCCTTTAAACATGGATGTAAATTCATCTAAGAAACCTTGCCCAGCTTTTGTTTTAGTGGGAAGATTTTCATCTGTATCAATTGTAAAATAACTAGTTTTTGCTGGCTCTTCTTTTGTTTTGTTTTCACCAAAGAAACTTTCAATGGTACCAAGAGAAGCAAATGGATCAGAAAAATCAAGTCCAGTTGTTTTTAGTGCTTGATTAGTTCCTGCTTTGGTAAGAGCAACTTGCTCAGACCTATCTAAATCTGGAAAGAAGTTTTCATAAAACTCATCCTCTGTTCCTTGATAGCCAGCGGATTGAAACACCTTGTAAAGCTGGGACTCACCTTCAATTGTTTTAGCTGGTTTGTAGTCTTCTTCTCTTTGGATGTAAGTAACACCTAAAATTTCTTGCGTTGGTTTTTCTTTTTTCTTATTTAAATACTTGATCTGTTCTCTGATGTCCTGGGCTGAACCTGTTCTTACCGCTTCTGTGATGTAATTTTTTAACTCTTCAATAGAACCGCCAAAATTATCAAGACCATACGTTTTTAATACTTCATTCCAAGTGTTTTTATCTGCTGGATCTAGCCCTTTTAACATCTCATCAGCAAATTCTTCTGGCTTTAAAAACTGACCAAAGACAGTCCCTTGCGCCAAAGCTTCTTCGTTAAGTGCTGGAAGAATTTTTGTATAGATGTAGTCACTAACTTTAGAAGCAGTAAGGATATCATCTGCTGGATCATAACCCTGCCCCTGTCCTTTTACCTGGAAATGCATCCTGGCGAAAGCATCTTTATCGTTTACATCTATACCAAAGCGATACGCTTGTGATTTCCAATAGGGATCTCCAGCTTTAGCTGCCTCCCAATCAGCATTTACTGTATTTGCTTGTGTTGTGTAAGCAGCTTCCCTGGCTTTGTCTCCTGTTGGATTGAAATAGAATTGAGAATCAAAATAACGCTCTGGTGTCTTGCGTAATTCTTCAATGTATTGATTGGCTTTTATATCGGCAACCAGCTTAACGGCATTGAGAATATCTTGTGTTTGGAACGGGTTTTGTTCTGATTTACGCACGTCAAGATAATCAACGAATTCATTCATTGATTTAGATTCATTAAATCGAGGAATCAAATATTTATCAATAAAGTCACGTGCAAATTGCCCTTGTACTTTTACTTGTTCTTCTGCTTCTTCTTTTGTAAGACCCAGCTCTAAGTCAGTTTGATACTTTTGTTTAAGTGTGTTATCGAACCATTGCTGCCAATTGTAGGTTACTTCGTTATTAATACCTGTAATTCCGCGTAAAGATTTTTCTAATGATTCTTGTGTTTTATTGCCACCCATAAAGGAGAGGACGCCACCAATACCAGAGTCACCAAGAATCGAACTTGTTAAGTCCTGATTAATATTTGTAATTTCACCGAAGGCATCAAAGTTGCTAAAAATAGCAAGCTCTTGTTCCATGCCTTTAGCTTTTTTCATTTGTTCAATTGTTTCTTTTAAAACGTCTTGAGTTAATGCACCAAAACGCTTAACGTCAACAATTGCTTTTTCACCAACCGCAGCATTGAGTGCGTCTTCTAATTCTGTAATACCGTACCCAGCATTAATGTTGTACTTGAAAGCAACTTCCTTATCTTCCGGTCGGTCAGACATTCGGAAGAGTACAGCAAATTCATCTGGTTTATTTACATCTAAGAAGAATTCTTTTCCTTTCGATTTCCAGTAAGAATCACCAGCTTTAGCGGCTTCCCAGGCGGAGGCAATCTCTGGTACTTTTAGAAGACGTTCCGTTTGAGTATCTGTGTTAACGCCAAGCTGAATCGTACGTGCTTGCTCTAAATCAGCATCAGTTGGTTTGCGTTCTACATATCGCTCTGCTGCAATAAGCGCTTCTTCTTTATTACCACGGGCACCTGCTGGCTTGCCTTGTGTTGTGTAGTGATTTAAATAAAAACCATTCTCACCATATCTTTGAGTAATATCAATGTCATCATTAGCTACAGCAGCTTGCCATTGTTGGGCAGCAACTGGATTTTGCTTTTTGTAATAGGAAGGATCAAACTCACCGTAAGGTGGTTTGGCTCCAAGATTTGAATCCCATTGTTGAAGCTTTTCGTTACTGTAATAAGCTTTGTAATAATCTTCTAAAGCTGTTTTTAAAGTGTTATCAATACCTTGAATATTTCTAATCAAATCACGTTGTGCAACATAATCGCCACCACGGGTTGAATTAACTGTTTGCAATGTTTTATCATATGCTTTATTTCTATCTGTATTAGCAGTATTTAAAGAAGCATTTAAATCGTTTAACTCTTTATTTCGTTTATTGGTTTCTATATTGTCTTCATCTGGTACGGTTTTTACAGCTTCTTGTCGTTCTTGTAGCTCTTCCGGGAGAAGAAAACTTTCTCGAGATCTACTAAAATATCTTTCTCCTCCGTACTCGTCATAATAAACATAAATGTCGGGATCTGATCGAAGATCCTCAAGAACATCTGCAAAAGTTTTTTGAACTAACTTAGTTTCAGGAAGATTCGTTGGATTATCAGTTTTGTAATCCGTTTTTTCATATACTAAATTCCACTTGCGTGCCCCTGGATCATATGAAAGTCCCATCTCAAACAGCCACCTGCAAAGTTTCTAATTGACAAGAAAAGATGTCGATAACTTCTTGCGACATCCAAGATTTAATTCTTTCCATCCTAGCTTGAGTAAAGAAATCTTGCTGTTTGTACCAGGTTTCTACTTCTGTGCTCCCCTTGTTGCTGTTACAACGACGACAAGCTGGAATCAGATTGTTTCTATTGCTAGAACCAGATTTAAACCTTGGGACAATATGATCAAGACTTGTAGCTACATCTTCACAATAGCCACATTTGTAATCCCAGGATT